TGTGCTGATTCTGACACTGTACCGCCGCGGCTCCCTCGGCTCGCTGTTTGTCTCTTTGAGACTAAACCCTTTGCGATTCGCTTTTTCATCTTTCCATTCCAATCGTTCGAGTTTGCATCGCTCTTGTAATTCCTCTCGCCATCGCTGCTCCTGTTCCGGCGTCATTCTGTATCGACGACCCAACTTGTCGAACTCCTCATCGCTCATCATGCTTGCGTTCCTCCATAAGTTCAGCCCGTACGACTCGCAGTTCACGCGGTGCATCGACACCAATTCTTACGTGTCCACTGCGGATCTCGACGACCGTGATTCGGATGTCGTCGCCAATCGTAATGACCTGACTTTCGCCACGTGACAGAACCAGCATGTTATCCTCCTTGAAAACGTTTGTTGAAAACCACCGGCGAATCATTCGCAGCGGAGATCAGCCGCCAGCGGACCTTGTGAGTGCTGCGATGGTTGTTGTGTTCTATCGTGCGACCACCTTCGGGTCTGCCTGTTTGCGTTCGGTCTTTGCCACCAGTTCGGACGATTCGGCCTTGACTCGCAGCATACTCAACTGCTGCGCCTGCTTGCAAATCGTCGCCGTGATTGCCTCACGCTGCGCGGGTGGCAGCTTGCTGGCGTCCACTGCCATCAATCGCCGATGTGCTCGCCGCATCAATCGCATGCCGTCGCGGAATCGCTTCGGATTGTAGTCCGCCGCCTCTTCGTCCGTCAGAATAACCAGCCCTTCAGCCTGAATGCGGATGCTCAACTCGCGTTGATGCAGCTTTCGCAAGTGATTCTGAAGGTCTTGCATTGCTCGCAGCATCACCAGCTGGAAACCCACCGGGTCGCGTTGCTCGTTTGCGCTGTAGCCTATTGCCACTCTGTCCCGGCTGATGATGTCGCCGGGTTTAAGATCGTCGCTGAATACCATCTGTCGCTCCTATAAAAACCTTGCCTTGCCAGACCTCGCCAAACTCGACCAATCCAAGCCAATCCACGCCTGACCAGATCACACCTTGCCATGACATTCGCGTAACGCCACCAACTCAAAGAGTCCTCGCCTCGCCGTGCCTTGCCTCGCCGTGCCTTGCCTCTCCTCGCCGAGCCTCGCCGGACCATGCCACACCACGCCTTAATAATTCACGGAAACCGCCACCAACTCAGAAAAGTCCTCGCCATGCCTTGCCAATCCTTGCCCTGCCGAGCCATGCGTCGCCGAACCGCGGCCCGCCTTGACATTCGCGTAACCGCCACCAACTCAAAGAGTCCTTGTCTTGCCTCGCCAAGCCAAGCCGTGCCCTGCCCAGACCTGCCCCGCCCAGCCCTGACTACTCAAACGCCGTGACCTCAAACCGTCCAAATTTTGGCCGATAGTCGCACAGTCCGACCTGACGGCCAGCGTCATCAATTGCCGTCCGCAGCTGCTCAATCGTGATTTGATCTTCAGCCCAATGCACGGTAAAGGTTGCTGACCACTGATTGAATCGCGGTCTGGTCCGCATCACTCGTGCCTGCCCGACCTTGACGCCTCGAACGTCTGCGTACGTGTCGGCCTTTTCCCACAACGCCGCCGGTGTCAGCTGTTCGCCGTACTCCAGAACCGCCGCATCCCAAACGCTCATTGCAGCTTTGAAGGCCTTGCCCAGTTTGGCTTTCTTTGCCCCTTCCACCAGTGCGGACTCAATCACTTCTGACGGCAGAATCACCCGCTGTTTGTCGTCCAGATACAGCCCAGCCAGAAATTCCAACCGCTGCAGTTCCATGTGGTGTTCGTCCGTCTTTGTCCTGACGGATGTGATCTTTTTCATCTCCTTCGCCAGCGGATTCAGTGGGTTTGCCAGCTGTCCGTTGTGCATCAAAATCGGTGCAATGCCAGTGATTGTAATCGTCGTTTCCATCGTCACTTCCCCTCGTAAAAAAATGGTACTCACTCATGCCGAAAAATCGCCCGCGCTCGCGGGCAGTAGTACGTTGCCTGTTTGCCCGGCTCGCCCGTGCGAACCACACCGGACCCCAGACACTCTAAATCGCTGAAATCCCTCAAAAACTGCCTTTCATTCGGATATTCCAATGCCTTGCGGCATTCGGCTTTCGTCCTCCTTCCCGTACACAAAAACAACTCCAGACGACTCAGCCGCAGCAGAATCTGGATTCGTGGTGGTGTGGTGTACGTCCTCACGCCTTAGCCCTCCGTCTGTGGACCACAAACCACGCCAGCCCAGCCCCACACGCCAGCCACGTTGACGGCTCCGGGACTGCCGCAAACTTCCGTTGCCCGGCAAACGCGCCCTCGGATGTCAGCAGTAACTCACCCACGGTAAAACTGGCAGGCGTCCCCGGAATTGGCGTCTGGTCCAGCTGCGTGATCGACAGCCAACCGGACCCAGCAAAAAACGTGTCCGGCTCCGGCCCGTCAAACTGATCAGCGTATGAATGCCAGACGAACGGAACGTAAATTTCGTGATGCCCGATCGGTATGACGGTTGACTGCCGCAGGTGTCCCACGCTCAGCATCGTCTCGGCTGTGCCCAATGCCGTTTCTCCGTAGGTGTAGGTCCTGATGAATCCATCATCATCGCCGAAAAACAACAAACCCTGACTGGTCAATCCGCCCACCTGATCCGAGTACGACCCGAATTCGAGATACGGCCCCAGCCCTGACCACGGTTCCGGCTGCTGAAGGGTAATCCAGCCCAGCGGATTGCCATGTCCTGCCAGACCGCTGCCGACCTCTGGCGTGAACCCTCCCGACTCTGGCCAGACCTGCTGGTTGTAGGTGTCGATCTGCAGGATGATGTCGCCCCGTGCGCTCAACCCGGCGCACAGCCAAATCAGGGCCCCAATCACCAGACACAGCCAATCCAGCGGACTCGGCCACCATGTATTGCTGCACCACAATCGACGGCACATTAGGCGGACTCGATGCCGCATTTCACGCGGCAATGCGTGCGATCGTCTGCGTCTGCTCATCGTCCTCGCCCTCCTGCCAGTGCCTTGATTGTCAACAGAAACGCCGCCTTCATGCCCTCGGCGTGGTGGTCCATTGCTCTGGCGTTTGCTCGCCATTCTTGCGATTCCTGCCGTGCCTCGTCCAGCTGCTGCTGCAGCTGCTCAACCTCCGACCGCAGTTTCTGCGCTGCGGTGAATTCGCGATAACAGTCGGACTGCAGCCGATCGATCTCGGCTTGCTGAATATTCGACTGTTCCTCGGCGTCCGTCGCTGCGACACGCCATGTCTCGGCCTGCTGCAGTTCTGCCTTCAGTCGATCAATCTCGGCTGACTGGTCTGCCGTCCAGAATGGCCCAAGATACTCGACCAGATCTGGGTTGGACTGTCGCCCAGCACTAAATTTGCCGTCGTCATGCACGTGGTACATGCCGTCGGTCCATTGCTGCCCGTTTAGCGGATCGCATTGCGTTACCACAACACGCTGCCCTGATCGATTCCGCCACACACCCTCACGCACCTGAATGTCGGTCATACTCCCCGCCCTCCGTTATCGCCTCTGACCCGTCGCTGCTGCTGCTGTGGTCGACCACCGACCACCGTATGTGGCAGATTCCGCGCGTAAATCCATTCCTCCGCCGGCGGGTCGTTCGCCTCAACTGGCTCCGGAAATTGCCCCACACTTAACCGCATTGGCACCGCTTCCACGTTGAGCGGAGGACTAAGCGGAAAATACGCCCACCATTTTGCGTTGTGCCGAGATAACGCCTCTCTTGTTTGCTGCCATTGCTCCTCGTCTGTGAGCACCTCGCTAAGTGGCGTGCGAAGATCCAAAACGTTCACGTATCCGCGATGGTCTGCAATGAGTATCAAATAGCCGGGCACTGGAAAGGTTTGCGACGCCTCTGTCCATGTAACGCGACTCAGCCATCGTGATCCATCTTGCGAACACGTTTTACCACACGGCAACCGCCCTTCGCATGGTCTTTTCGCTATCACTGTCCCCGCCCTCCGTTATCCCCTCTGACCCGTCGTGCTGGCTGCTGTAGACGACCACCGACCACCAGACGCGCCAGCAGATCCATCAGACACACCATCAGCACCAGCCCAAAAGCCCCCACGAAACACCCGCACACGAATCCGAATTGTGCGTCGTGGTTCCAGATGTCTGCCCAGCTGTAACCGCTCATGACTTGCCCTCCCGCAATCGGACGCACCCCAACGCATCACTGAGCAGTTCATATCGCAGGTCATCTGCAGCTGCGACATCGCCTGTCAAATCGCCGTCTGCATCAACGATCGGATACCATCCCCAGCAGCAGGGACAGGTTTCCGCCAGTTCAACTGTCATGTGCTCGCCTTGATGCTCATCCAGCCATGCCTGCAATTCGTCTCGCTCTGTAGCCATGTCCCGTCCCCTCAATCAAATCGTTCCGCAGAAAAACCCCGCCGCACCATGCGAGCGGGAACGTTCACTAGATCAGACAAATTTTATCTCGACAACATATCCTTCGTTCAGCAGGAATTCGATGTCGCCTGTTCCGCTCCACGCCTGCGCAGTAGCATTGAACACAAATCCACGCTTCTTCAAAAACTTGACAGAGTACGAAAAATCTTTGTTGGTCACTGTGACAGTCATCGTCATTCCCTCGTGTTCGGTCGTCACTCAATCCCGCGTGTCACACTTTGCGACTCGCATGGTGGGATAGTACGTGTATCGTCACATTGTGTCAATACCTTGAAGAAAGATTTTCGGAAAATAATTCCAGTTCGTCAAAACAGCACCCCCTGCCGCAGTCGCTCGCGTGCAATCTCGCAATACTCCGGATTGATTTCGATCCCCAGATATTGCCTGCCCATCAGCTTTGCCATTTTTGCAGTGGTGCCGCTGCCGGAAAACGGATCGAGAACCAGATCGCCTTCGTTTGACCACGAAAGAATGTGGTCGCGGGCAAGTGCTTCGGGGAAGATCGCGGGATGCTTTCCTGTGCTGTCGCTCTCTTGGTTGACATAATACCCCCATACATTTCCGGGCACACACTCAGCCGGAACATGGCCGAGTGTGTGCTTTGGTTGCAAGTCGTCCCTACCTCCGTTTCTCATCGTGCCGCCACGTAGCTTCCCAGCGCTTGCCGCCTTTACCTTGATCGCATTCCATGTGTTCGGCTTTCCTCGCGATATGACAAACACAAACTCAAACGCCTGCTCATAGCGGCCGTGATTCAACGGCGGTGGATTCAGTCGCTCGTAGATCATCGTATCATGCAACCTAAACCCGATCTCCATAAACCTGAGTGCCTGCCGGAATGATGTCCCTGTCTCGCTGCCGTCAACAGTCGCATCGTTCACCACCCAGACCACCACACCTCCGGGTTTCGTGACTCGCCACAACTGCTGTGCCACGCCTTCGAAGTCCCACGAATGCCCGCCGTAGGTCCGCAGATTGTCATATGGCGGGCTGGTGACTGTCAGGTCAATACACGCATCCGGCAGCGTCCGCAGCGTGTCCACGTTGTCTCCGCAGATGATTTGATTGACTGGTACCGTCACCGCTCAACCCTCCTCAACAAAACCACGCCGTCCCCCTGTTGCGTCGCGCTAAACCGATGCCTGCTGTGGTAATTGCTGCGCACAGCCCGCACGTCACGGTCAATCACGCCGGACACTGTGACCTGTTCACCGGGCCCGAGTCCTCGCAGTGCCTGCACGATCCGCAGGTATTGTTCAGACCGGACACGCCGGAACCTGACCTGCAGCAGCCCCTTCAGGACGTGATGCTGCCCGTCTACACGCACCAGCCTGAACCTGTACCGCTGCCCGGTCTGACGTGCGATTCCGTTGGCTCGCACAACCGCGGCCCGCAGCTGGCCCGCGTCGCCCTCAATAGGCCTGCTGACGCCCACCTGCCAGTTCTCGCTGTCGTGGATTGTCACCGGCACCACATGCGACACCAGCACACCGCCGCAGACGCTCCGGCAGATCAGACGGCTTGCGGATTGCGTTCGGCTGTTGTGCCTGCTGACGGATCGGTGGACGGCTGACTGCTGCCGACCGTCGCAACGGATCAGCAGTTCCGCGCCCACTGGCAGGGCGTCCAGCCCGTGATGTTGAATCAATTGCTGGCTCATTCTGGCAAGCTCCTTCCCGGCTCGCACACCGTCACACGATCCAACACGCGATCGTAATCGTACTCCTCTTGTCTGTTGCCCTCTAAGACACGGACACGATGCCGCGTCCGTGCCTGGCGTTCCTGCAGTGCACGCCTCTGGACTTCGGCAGCGTAGGCTGCGTAGTCCTGTGGATCGTCGTCCTCGCGGTCGCCCTGCTCCATGAATTTTCGTTCGGTCCAGCGGCTCACCGCACGCCCTCCACGTATTCCCCGGTCTCCGGATTGAATTCGCATCGAACGTCCACCAATCTCATGCCCGTCAATTTTGCGGGTCGTTTTTCCAACGGCCCTGTCAGCGTTGTCTCAGTAACTATCGCTTTGCACGAAACGGTTCGCACAACGCCATCCACCAACGCTGTCACCTCAACGCGAATCAACTGCCCGACATCAATCGGCGTGATGTATTTGTCAAGACTCACCGCTCAACCCTCCTTCTGCCATCCTTCAGCCCCCTGCCACGGCACGGAATAGGTGCCCTTGCCACTCAGCACGGTGTCGGACAACGTGCCCAACACCATCCTCGAAACCCGCAGCCGTTCCCGCAAGTCGCGGACTTCCGCGGCCAGCTGGTCCCGCTCAGCTGCGACTCGTTCCAGTTCACTCAATGCCTGTTGCTCTGTCATGGCACCTGTTCCTCCGCGTCGTTGTCGATCAATCGCGCCCGCAGTCGTCGCATGTCGCCCTCGATCCGGCTGACGCGTGTCAATGCGTCGCACAGTGCCGCGTTGATGCGGGCAATCTCCGCCTGCAAATCCGCAGGCGGTTCCGGTGTTGGTGCTGGTGCTGGCTGCTCAACGTCGCCGTCAACGTAGATCCTGATGATGGTCATCACTGCACCCCCGCTGCGCTTGCCACGATTGCCGCCAGCCCTTCCTGCCGTGTTGCGTAGCGTGCATCAATCCACGCCACCACCGCAGGCGGGAGTTTCACCACGCACGTCACCGCGTCGCGGCTGTGCTTGCGAGGACGCCCCATCACGGGCTTCGTCTCGGTCTTCTGCTTTGCCTTCTTCATCGGTCGCCCTTTCGTTTCTTTGCAAACTGTTCCACCTGTTCCGCGGCCTCACGAATCCGCGTCAACTCCTGCACCAAATGCCGCGCCGCCTGTCGGCCACGCACGGACAGCCACGTTGCTGACGTAAGCCGTCCCAACTCCTCCACCAGATCCTTGACGATGTCATCAGTCACGGTCGCCCTTTCATTGAGTAAACACACTTCACACCGCGAGCCCTCCCACGGACACAGCGGCTGTCTGCACGTTTCGCACAGTTCGTTCATGGCCTCAATCTCCGACAGACAACCATGCCGTCTGTGACTGCCTGATGCCGTTCACAAATTCAATCACGCGCACCCCGCAAAAATTGACCTTTGAACAGTCGTGTACCGCATGATTATTAACCCACATGCGGTCAAAATTTCCGGCGTAGATTCGGGCAACGCTCCTCGCCTTTTCCTCGCTCGCAAACAACTCCAACGGGATGTCACACTCATCAAATTCCGCCACCACCAACCAGACTTTTCCCATGCGTTCCCCTCGCTGACAAATCGCCAAAACCCCCGGCAGAACGCCTGCCAGGGTAGGTGTCGTCTGTCACTGTTGCAGATCGCGATGGACCGCTCGCCAGTCTACCCGCACGCCGGGCACAAATACCCTGCTGGAAATCTGCGTGCCACGGCCTGTCACCAGCCACCCGCGTCGTCGGGCCAGCAGACCGAACTCACGCCAGCCCTGACATACTGATTTGCCGTTTGCCGTCCTAAACCAGCCTCCGCCGTTGCGCTGAACACCAGCAACATCCGCGATAACCTGGAGCATGTGTGGATTGTCCATCGTCCTGTCCCCTCGTTCGTTGTTTGTTTGTCGTTCACTTGCCACGTGTCAGATCATACTATTGTTTTCGGAAACTGTAAAGCCCTGTCTTGAAGATTTTTGAAAAATAAAAAACCCCGCGTTTTCGCGGGGTTTCGGGGTCTCATTTTGTTCGCCATGCTATTCCGGATCGACCAACACGCCCGGCACAATCAGCAACCCGGATTGCAACCACGGCCTGAACAGTGCTCCCGGCACTGTGTAGGATGTCGCGCCCTTGCTGCCCCACGTTCGCGTCCACCTGACTGTGCCTGTTGTCCGGCTGTGACTCGCAATGCCTGCTGCGCAGTATTGACTGACATTCTGAAATTCAATTGTGACGGAATTCGTCAGCAGGTAGTTTGGATTGATGTAGCTTTCCGTGTTGCCTGCAGCGTTGGCAAATCCTGCAAAACGAATTACCAGCCCCACGTCAAACAATCCATAATCGGTGTTCCCGATTATTGCCGCAGGACCACCCAGCGGATACATGACCACGTTGTCAGTCACGCCGCCTGTGTTGGCCGTGAATATGTTGTCCAGTGCTGTTTTGATCTCGGTTGAAGTCGCGTCCCAGTCCAGCCACGCCGTTGTTTTTGTTGTCAACCCGCTGCGTGCAAACTTAAACCGGAACTGCGTAGTCAGTGCTGGCTTCACCCAATCCGTCGTGTACCATCGCCAGACATACGCGCGGGCATTTGTGTTGGCGATCATTGCCGGCGTGGTTGATGGTGGTATGAACTTCACGCCTGCAACGTTTGTATCAACAATTGAATAATAGCCGTCTGCATCTGTTAGCACAGGGTATTGCCAATATGCGACGCCGTGCAATTGCGTCGTACCGTCATACACGCGGCTGCCGTCCAGATTGTACGCAAATAAACCGGTTGGACCTGATGCAGTTGCCGTGTATCCTGAGACGCTCCAGTTTGTGCTGCTGCCTTCATGATAGTAGGCGCCCGGAAACTTGCCTGTACCAACTACGGACGAATCCGATGCCGTTGCCGTGCCGTCTGCAATCGTGACCTGTGCAATGCAACGGTTGCCGGCTGTAAATGCCGCACGCTTAAAATCAATCAGTTGTTTATCGCCCTCAACGTTCGACAGCCTGATATATTGAACGTTCACCCACTTCTGCCAGACCGCTGACCACGGCCCTGTCGTTTCCCAGCCTTCCACGTACAGCCCGTTCGTCGTCAAAACAGCCACGCGGTTGTTTGCACCAGCCCGGATGTCATCAATACCGTCACGCGCTGCGTAGTTGCTGGTTGGAACGCTGCCGGTATTGTCCACCAGCTTTGGCGGTGCCGATCCGTTCCGCAGTCCGAATTCATAGCCGACGCTGCTTGTGATCAGTCCCGTCCCGGTGTCGTATCGTGCCGCGATACCGTATGTCGGACGCTGAATCGTGTACCCTGCTGAACCACCGACGCATGTTCCGGGAATGCCAACATCTCCTGGATTGCCGGGTGTCGCTGGTGCCGTTGCTACAGCTCCACCTGTGCAGCTGTCGGTGTTCAGTCCCCAGTAGTCTCCGGTTGGTGGCGGACTCAAAACCCAGTCCCATGTTGACGTGCCACCTCCGGCGCCAACTGTAACAGCGTATTGATGATCCACCTTCACGCCGTCAATATCGCCAGTCGCTGCGGACCACGTGACGCTAATTTCAATTTTGCGGTGTGGCCACGGTCCCCCTGTTGCGGTCGCTGCTGTGCAGTCTGCAGTTGCCTCAAACGCTGCTTCAACATCTGCCGCTGTGGCGTTGTATTGCAGTTCAATCACTTCCAGACTGGTTTTTGTACGTATGTAAACCTTGCCGGCCTGCTGAATGTGAGCGTGTAGAATATACTCTTTGTCGGCTGTGTCGGTCGTGTAGTCCACCCACTCAATCGCCACCGCACGATTGCCCAGAATCACGTAATCGCCACCGGACAACGCTGCAGCATTTCGGATGCTCATGGAATAGTAATCCGGCCCGGTGATCAGCGTGAAACTGTTGTCTGTCCCGTCCTGCTGAAACAGTCCGTCTATCGTCGCCGTTTCAATAACGGTGCCGTCCGTTGCGTCCAGTTTCACCAGTGCAATTGATTCGCGGCAGTTCGCCGCCAGTGCTCCGGCTGTCCTGGCTGGTCGCGTGACGTAACTGTTAGCCGTCCCTATTGCCTGCAGCGCAACCAAAACAAACCGGTTTTTCGTGACGCTCAACGCGGCTTCGATGCCTGTGATTTCGTCGGTGCCGTAGTGCTCACGCCAAAATGAACCGTGCCCGTATTCCCAGACAGTCGTTCCGTCGCTAGTGTCCAGTCCTTTGATCGTCGTTGGCCGGCGTTCGCCGATGCAATTGCAACACCTGCCCATCAGCATAACTCAGCCCCCGCAATCCAGACTCACCAGCCTCCATTCGCCATCCATCCATCGACAATACACGATGTCGCCTGTGAATCCCTCGATGTGCTCCATTCGGTTGACCACGGTTTCGGTTCGGCCCGTATCAACCATGTTGCCGCTGGTGTCCTTGCCCCAGATGTTGACGGTTGCCGTTCCAGGGGTCGTGCTAAAACTTGTGGCCTTCGCCAGATTGCCGGCCAGTTTACCAGACAAATCCAATGGCTGAATAACCTGCTGCCCCTGCATCCGGTCAATAATCCGCGCAACAGACTGCGCCAACGCATTCAACGCGGCTGCCGTCAGTCGTTGCCCTGGCTGAAATGCCGGCGGTGTGCGGTCTGCCTGCGTCATGTCTGCGAAGTCCACAACGTGTTAAAGTCGAACGTCTGAAACATGGTTTCCGAACTGTCGGCGGACAACACTTTGTCATAATCCGCCGTGTCTGGCCTGTACTGATGATTCCACCCGTAAATCGTTGTGCCTGCCGGACTGGCCCCCGTGCGTGCGGTGCTGCTGAACGCCTTCTGTGCCTTTTCAATGAATGTCAGCGTCAGTTTTCGCGTGCTCCATTGCCCATCTGTCGATAGCGTGACTTCGTCCTTCAATCCATCAAACAACAGCGTTTCAGGCTGGAATACCTGTGGGCTTCCTGGCAGCCTGAACGCCAGCGAATTCACACACCCTTTCATGTTGCCCAACGTTACCCACGGCACCACCTGCACCTGATTCCACGTCACGGTGTGCATGGTCACGCTGTCCGGGACTTGTTGGTTGATGTCTGCCGGCAGCAAAGCGCTGTCAGATTCCCATTTGCACCCGCGGCCAGGTATTGTTCGGAATTCTGTGTTGCTGTCTTGGTTGTACGTGCACCACGTCCCCGCGGGTAACGGTGTCGGGTCGTTCGGGTCGCCGGCCTGCAGCTGGTCTGCCTGTAGTGGCGTATAAACGAACGTGATGACGGCCAGCGTTCCGTCGTGCGTGATGATGTCTGTGTTTGGATCTGATACCGAACCAGCGGGCAAATTGCTTACCCGTGAAATTTCAAATGAATCGGCCAGCACACCCGGCCACAGCGTACTGTACGACGCCGGCAGACCGAACGGCCCTGAACGCATATGCTCGGCGACGAAATCCCACCGGTCATTCCATGCCGTCAGGAAAATCCGCGTCAAATTGAATTTGCCGGATCGGTCGCCGGACTCCTTCGGGCTGTCCTCATGCTCTTGGAACGTCGGATACGGCATTCTGTCACCCTAAGATCGCAACGCCGGCCAATCCGCCGGACACCGCGCCCAGAATCTGTTTGTTGACTTCCACAGCCTGCTTCTGCACGGCCAGTTGCTCACGCGCTATCTTGTCCGCTTCGGCCTGCTGCACCAGCCTGTCCTGCAGGCTGCGAAACATTTCGACGGCCCCGCCCCTCTGAACCTGTGCCTGTGCCACGGCCTGTACTGCCGCTGTTGCCGCAACGTCAGCCACGAACTCAGTCGGCGGTGCCTGCCCACGGTCCTGCTGCGTCTGTGCCAGCTGTCGCTGCTGCTCAAGACTCTTCCGGCCTTGTTCCTGCCGTGCCTCAATTCGCAATCGACGGGCAAGCTCTAATTCGTCCGCTATCGCCGTTCGCTCTGATGATCTCGCCTTGCTGGCTGACAACTTGAATTCCGGCAACTCCATTGATTCCGCTCGCCCCAGCAACACCTGCGGGCTTAGGTTGTTAGCAATCACAATGCCTGCTGACTTGGAGTAATTCACCAACTCAGAAATCCATGTGCGAATGTCATCGAATAGCAGTTTCAGCGTATTTGGTGCCTGTGCAAACGTCGTAGCGATTGCAATTCCGAGATCGGCAATGTTGTCCTGCACTTCCTGGAACATGGCTTTCGCGTTTGCGACGAACGATGCCGCGCCGCCGCCAATGTTGTCGAAGCTCTGTGCAGTCCCGTTGATTGAATCCAGCATCGCATTCAGTTCCGGCAACAATGCCGAACCGATTGCTATGGCTGTCATCTCCACGTTGGTTTTGAATTTGCTGTACGCTCCGGCTGTTGTTGCGGCCAGTCGGTCGTTCATGCCGGCCAGTCGTCCGCTGCCTGTTGTCAGGCCCTCCAATGCCTTCGCCACCATGTCGAACGAAATCAATCCGGCTTCCATGTCTTTCTTTAGATCGACCATGCTCCGGCCCGTCATCTTGCTAATCTCAAACAGCGGACTGAATCCGCTGTTGATCAGCTGGTTGGCCTCCTGCCCCATCAATCGGCCAGCCGCTTTGACCTGTGCCATGCCACGCGCCAACAGCATCAACTGCTCGCTATTGCCCTGTGCCACTTCTGTCAGCTGCGACAACGTCGTGAAGGCTTCTTCGGACCCCATGCCGAAATTCAGCATCAACTTCTGCGCCGCAGCCAGATCCGGCAGACCAAACACAGTTTTCTTATCGAGTCCTCGCAGGTCTTCCAGCGTCTTTTTGGCCTTGCTGACAGATCCCAGCAGGACCTCAAACGAAATCGCTGTGGTCTCTGCGTCTGCGGACATTTTGAGCATTTGGCCGAATCCAGCAGCTGCCCCCAGCGTTGCCAATGTTCCACCAACACCACTCATTGCTGTTTTCAATGAACTATACGCTCTTTTTGAAGCGTTAGCCACAGTTGTCAACACGCCCATTGCCGACGCTGCCCGTGCTGCATTGCTTGGCAGCTGGCCCTGAATTCGCAAGTATTCAGTAATCTGCCTTTCTAGTCCGTCAAAGTCACCAGCTAACGCATCGGCAGCATCCCCAGCCAATCCCAGCTGTCCGGTGATTCCTCCGATTGATATGGCGTATCCGCCAATAGAACCCAATGCAGCCCCGGCCCTGCCTGCACCTCCAGCCATACCCTGCATTGCCGTTGCAGCCTTGCCGGCTTCCGTTTGGACGGCCTTCATACCGTCTGCGGAAAACAGAACCTGTGCTTCCTGAATCGTAATTGCCATCAGACTGTTTTCTGTTGAAAGATGTCTTCAGGTGCCCAGTAGCCCAGATAAATTAAAGCCTGATACATGGTCAGACCTGCAACAGTGTCCGGTGTCCAGTGGTACTTTTCGCACAGCCCACGGAACACCGTAGCCCACGGCACGGTTCGCCGCGTTTGCATCGGTGCGCCTGGTTGCCCAGGCGGTTTCAGTTTCCCAGTGCGTCTTTCTGTTCAACCTTGTGGACAGCCTCAACGATCCTCCGCACGTCACCAAACCATGCGATAAAATCGCACCCCAGCTGAATGCCTTGCGTGTTGCTCACGTTCGGCGGAAACTCATCCGGATGATTGACGCACAACGCCCGCCAGACTGACCACGCCAGACCGCGGAACGAACGGTCAAACCGTTCCTCATCCTCCATCGTGGCAATCAATGGACGTGCCGCAATGTCAGCTGCAATTTTGAACGCCTCAGATCGCACACGGCTGTCTACAATCGACTCCAGCCCGTTGTACGGGCTGTTGGTCGTCTGAACAATCGCAGCCTCTTTGAGTGCGTAATCGGCCAGCGTGCGCAATGCCAGCCGATACGTTTTCCCGTCCTTCGTCAACTCCACAGTCCGCCGACTGCAGAGATTAAACAAACCGTCCGCCACGGTTGAACCTCCTTAAAATCAGACAACGTCAAACGCGGTGCCGCTCGCTGCTGGCGCACCCTGTCCAGCAAACTTGTAGTCGATCGCTACCGGGTCGCCGCTGTCAGCGTCCAGCGTGATCGGCCCGACTTCAGTGATCAGAATTGTCCCGCTGATATAGTCGTCGCTGTCAGCGTGAAACTGTGCTGCCACTTCGTCATTCAGAATGAAAGGCATGGACTCGCCATCGTGAAGCATGATCCGGACTGTCCCGCTCCATTCCTTTGTGCCTTTTACGGACTTCCGCCAACCGCTCGTGCTGTTGCTGGCGTACCTGCCGCTGTTCGCTGTCAACGTGATTTCCCAGCGTCCTGTGTGGACTTCCTCGACTGCCGGGCTGCCAGTCTTAAACGTCATATCCTTGCCACCGTACACTGTGCCTGCTGCCATTGCTGTTTATCCTTCAAGGCTTGGCGATTGCGGAATAGAGAACACCGATTTTCAAATTTGTGGCAGTGGTTGCCACGCCCAGAATCGTGACATAGTCACCAGATGCCAAATCGCTGTACGGTGCAATGCCGCCGGCGTTTGTGCTCGCAACATAGACCTGCCCAACAGTGAACGCGGAATTGAATGTCAGGTTGCCACCCGTGGCATACTGCAACGGCTGGCCATCGCTCGCACCATGCAAGGCTATTCCAGCCACCTTGCTCGATGCCAACACGTCAGCGTCCGCTGGCTTCAGCTTATTGCTGGCCGTCGTATCCTGATAAACAGGCTGGCCAGCAGTCACAGTGCCACCGGCCACACCGATTGCAAATATGGTCGTGGTGGTCTTGACAACACTTGCCGCTGTGACGGAAACGTCTGCCATCTGTCAAACTCCGGTGTGCATTAACTCGAACTGAACCTGTGTTTCCCAGACGCCTGTTTGCGTGTCCTGCTCCGTTGTCAGTTGTCCGGTCGGTCTGCACTGAATCACCGTTGCAGCCGTGCCCGAAAATCCTTTGTCCGCCCATTGGGTGACGATCTCCTGCGCGATGGTCTTTCCGGCGTCGTAATTGATGGACAAACAGGACAGCGTCAGCGTTGTCCGATACCCGCGTTGGCTGTTCGTTCTCCATGCTGGCTCGGTCTCAATCGCGAATACCACTGCATCGTCGAAATAGCCGTCTTGGTCGTCGTCCTGCTGCTCGCCTTCATTGAATTCGTCAACACTGGCCACGACTCGATTTAGCGGGACAAGCGCCGACAGCGTCGGCGTCTGCGCCCACCATTCACCAACCAGCCTATCAATTCCTGTGTCCGCCATTATTTCACCAGTGCCCGCCGTTTGTTGCTGCCCCTCAGTTGTGCTCCAGCCTTCACAACCTGCTGCCCATACTCGCTCAGATGGTCCATCACTGACGGCCTCAAAAATGGCCTCTGCTTGCCGTCCTGCCGAAACTCCCACATTGCCATGTATGGGGCAACCGTCTTGTCCACATACACGCGGCCCTCTGGCTTCTGTCCCTTCATCCGAATTTCAACCGTGATGGATTTTCGCCCTTTGCCTGTCCGCATTCGTGGTGGTTGTCCTGGACGACTGGAACCCGGATCTGGAACACGCACGCCCTTCTCGAATTCCTCCGCCAGCTGCTCCCCTGCAATGACCACACGGCCAAACTCACGCCGTCTGACTCGCAGTTCTGCCCGTTGTTTTCTCTGGTACTCCCTGACCTGTCGCCTGATGCCTCTGGTAAACTTTTTGACCCGCAATTGCTGCCGTTTGGCCAGCCTTGTCAACGCCTTTCGCGTTGTTGCCTTCCTGACTCGTTTTGCGACTCGCTTCGTGGCTTTGGTTGCCTGTCTTTGCAACCGCTTGCCGCGTTTTGTCAGTTGTCGCTGTGCCTTCCTACCTTGTTTCGTGATCGTGTTTCGTGCTCGTTTTGCCCGTCGTTTCAAGGTGTTGCGAAATCTCGTGAAACTACTCTGTCGTCGCCTCGGCATTGCGTTCGTTCTCCCGTCGTGTTGGCTTTCGCTTGCGTGTGTATCGCTTGCTTACCAGTTGCCTGGCAATCAAATGACACCGCTTGCTGCAACGCTCCACGAAAACACCGGCAGCCGTTCGCAAAAACTTCTGCAATTGCGGTCGCCTGTCGATCAGTTTGACTCGTGTGCTCATGCGTCCGATCTCCGACAGATCAGATACGGCAGATCCACCCGGTTGAATTGCTGTTCGATCCGCTCCACGCGGTACGCCAGCCCAGCAGAATCAACCACGGTATCACCCACGCCGACATCCACAAGGCCCTGCAACAGCAAATAGAACTCGCCAACGATACCACGTCGCCGGCCTGCCTGGCTTGTCTCAATCTCTGCCGATGATGTGAACCACTTGCATCTGATGTTGCTTGTTTCGGTGTCCGCAATGTGACGCTCCGCCATGCTCTGCGTCTGCGCTGCTTTGCGTCTCCGAACGGTCACTGTGTCTGTCAATTGCTCGTGGCAGAATGAACGCTGAATCGCAGTCTCTGCCGGGTCTGTGTACATGACGCGCCAAACCGTCGTAACGGCCCCACGCTTCACGCTGAACAGATCCCCGACAGATACCCGCGTCGTCTCAATTGGCGTCCACACGTGCGCCCTGCGAATGGTCTGCCGGTCTGGTTGCTCAATCAACCTCACGCACCGTGACAGGCTGCCGCCGCTTGCCTTTGTCCAGGTCGCGGCTTCGCCCAATTCGTCGGTGTTCAAAATTGCTGCACAGTCCAATGCAAACTGGTCGCGTAGGCTCATTTGCTGGCCCTCTGTGTCTGCTCCGGCATGTCCTCAGCGGATACCTTCGTCAGATACTTTCTGACCACCAGTTCCTGCACTTGGTTTTCCAGACTAACCCGCACCGCCTGTGGAGTCTGCAGGTCGATTTTGATAGGCTCGTCGCCTACCTCAATTTTACCTGCAGACGGATTCCCCACACGCTTCGGCCCGATCCGAAACCCGAAGGTCTTGCCGCTTGCGTTCGGTCCTTTGGTGACTGTGATGCTTTTCAGTGCCATGTGATCAACTCCGCAAATCCGCCGCCAGAAAATGCCTGCCCGCTGTGGCGGACAGCGAACAGGCCACCGCATCCCGTCGGATGCGGTGTTGCTCGATCAAACCGCCATCACGTGAACGTGGTCAACACAGCGTTCCACCACGCACCGTAACCAATGTTATAGCGTGCGTAGGTGCCCATCTGCAGCTGCTTCATGTTCATGTCTTCCGCACCCTGCACGTTGGCCGTCAGGGCTTCACGCGGCTGGAAAATGAACGGTCGCAACGGCACGTCAACACGCAACAGATACCACTTTGCCGCATTGGTCAAATGCGTGCTCATGGCGACGGCTGGCGTATCCAGCACAATGTTGGTGCCACCGCTGTTGTTCAGGATCTGATTAAACGCCTTCTTGGCAATCGTTTCCAGTGCACGCGGGACAAGTGCCACAAACTGCATCCCGGAATTCAGTCCGGTAATCACGTCCTCATGCAACGGTTCGCCGTTGTCGTCTTTGAAACCCATCATCGCGCTGCGGGCTGCTTCGTAGCTTCCCAGAAACTCGTCGATGGTTGGAGTGGTGCCGGTTGCTGCAGCGTACGTCAGGTCATTGTCCTGGCTGCCGCTGTTGCCCCAGCTGTGGTCAGTGTCAAAAAAGAACTGGCCGTCAAAACAGGCAGTGCTTTCGCCGTTCACAATCGCACTCATCAGCAGCTTGTCAGGATGTCGTGCGGCTCGCTGTGCCAGTGTGGTCAACGCGCCGTCATACAGGCCCAAACGGTCGTCTGCAACGTCCTTCTTCTCAATCTCCAGCGAACCTTCCCACTCTTTGTTGGCGAGTGTGTAGGTTGCCCCGCGCAGCTTGTTATACACGCGGTCGCCGAGATATTCGCGGATCGACGGCATGGCACCCAGGATGCCATACTGTTCGTCTGCACCGTCAGACGGTGTGACGGTGCAAATCTGCGGATAGAACACGGACACCGCGGACGATTCGCGGTTGAATTTTGCGGTAAGTGCTCGGCTTGCCGCGATAGCCTTGGCAGTATCAAGTGCCATTGTGAAAACTCCTCAACAGAAAAGAAAAGCGGTCAAACCAAACAATCAGGAACCACGGTTTTCCAGATCCAACACGCGGACCTGCAGATTCTTGATGACTGACAGCACGGTGTTGGCTTCATCCTGCGTGCTGAATCCGTATGGGCTGCTGTTCGTCGTGTTGGCAATTGCGTAGTCTGGTGTGCCCGGTGCGGTGTGTGTGATCGTGGTCAGTGCTGCCACCGGCAACGCTCCAACGCCAACCGCGTCAATATCAACACGAATCTTCGTGCTGCTGATGTACTCCGTGACCATGCCAATCGGAACAGATGCGGTGCTGATGCTGACGCCAACCGTGAAGTTGTCTTCAGCATAGACTTTGCTGCCCACGTCCGCCTGCGCAAACCCAGTGCCCTGCAGGACGAATTCGCCTTCTGGCCAGACCTCAACAGTCAGGTCGCCGGCACTGCCACTGCTGTTGTCCTGCTCGCCAACCGCAACACCAACGAATCCATTCACACCAGTTGCGGTCACGTCTGTGGCGTAACCTGCAGCCGTCAGGAACACCAGCGTTCCCTCGTAGATGTGCACTGACGCTGCCACCGGGTAACTGCGTCGTCCTTCTCGCTTCTCAATCACCTGATTTGCCGTGACGGCCATTGCTCTGCCCTTTCAAATCGAAACCAAATCAAACCACGCCTGACCGTCAGGCTTTGTTTGCGTGCTTTACGTACTCGTCTTCCGTCATGCCGAACGTCATGCCGCGTTTCTGCAGGTCCGCAAACTCGGCTCGCAGTCCGGCGTGCGGGTCTGTTTCCTGTGGTGTGACTGATGCGGACAACACGGGATTTCGTGCGGTCACAATCTGCGTCAACGCTGCCTGCGTCTGCTCAACGCTGAACCCGGCGTCAACAAAGGTGTTGAACTTGTCGCCGGCTCCAGCCAGATCGCACAGGGCGCGGATCTGTTTGCATCGCACTCGCTCGACCTGTGCCAGGTCTGCGGTTGTCGTCTGAACAACTTCCGGCTGTACGTCAACTGCTGACAGATCCGCAGCAGGCTGAACCGGTGTCGGTGTCTCTGATTCCACAACGTCCGGTGTCTGCGTCTCCGTAGCCATCGGTGCTCCTTTTGAACTGAAATAGCGGTCCAAAAATCCTGCAATGCGTGCCCGGACCACGTCAGGCGCCGCATCGGTGAAATAGGTGTCCAGCAGCGCGGTTGCCTGCGCTGGCAGGTTCCGCAGGTCCGCATCTGCCAGACTGAAAAGCCCGGTTCTCGTTGCCGCTGGCGTGTCTACTACGTCAGCCGCTCGCAATCTCGTGAATCTCATCGGCCACCGTGCTGCCTTGCGGTCTGCCGGTGCCATGTCTGGTAATGTGTCTTGCCACTGCTGAAGATTTGCTTCGTCCAGTGCCGTCGCAATGCTCACGCCGAAGGCTTCCGGGTCTTGATCAGCCATGTCCAGAACATACGTTCCCAGATCGCCCTGCGGACTCGTGAATGCTGCGTCAGCAATGTGCAGGTCTGCCCGAACGGTGTCTCCGTCCAACCGGAAATTTGCCCACCTTCCGAGATACGACCCCATGCCGTCATTGCTCATGTTTGGGTGCGTGAATCGGGCTTTGATGCCCCCGCGTGATGACTGCCCGAAGTCCACCACCTGTTGCAATGTCTGCATGTCGGCTGTCCACGGTCTCGCGTCGCCTTCATTCAGGCTGCCGGCCTGCATGATTGACGCGCCGTAGATGACGTTGCCCTGACGGTCTACGCGCTGCGGTGCGGTGCGTGATGCGTCCGTCCGGAACATGCCTGCAGCTGGTGCGGTGTCAATTGTTTGCATTGGCTTCGTCCCTCGCTCGCATCTGCTTCTGAACTTTGCTGCTCCACGCCTTGCCAGGATCTCCGCCCCACAATGCCCACGCAATCCGACCGTTCGACGGATAACCCGGCTCACCCGGACTGAATCCTTCCCCCTGCTTGTCAACCTCGTGACGGGCAAAAAAGGACACCATGCGGCCAATGGTGCTCGGGCTGACGGCCTTGCCGTTGCTTAGATCGCGTGCTCTGGCAATGCCGACAGCCGTTCCGCCACGCTTGTGTTCACGTCGCCACGCCAACCCCTGACGTGCTTCGTCTCTGACACCTTGGGGTGGTCTGAAGTCGATGCCGGCGTACTTTTTCGGAACTGCCAGCAGTGTTGACCCGTCAGCGCTCATTCCGGTTGCTGGCGTGTTGTCGTCCTGTTGCTGGCTGTCCTGTGGTTCCTGGTCCAAATCCAACGATGCCCGATAGGCTGCAACACGTGCCTCCATGTCGGCCTTGACCATCTGTTCTCGCTCAATCTGCTGCAGCGTCTCGTCAAAGTCCCGGCCACGTGCTGCCAGTGATTCTGTCTGCGTCGTCAGCCCGGCATTGATTGCCGCAACGTCTGCGTCCACTTCCTTCTGCGGATCAACCCACGGCCAGCCCGGTGGAATCCATTGATGCTGCAGGAAGTGGTCACGATTCTCCTCGTACCGCACAGCGTCCACAGGCAACAGGCCCTGCATGACAGCCCGGTCAATGAATCGCGCCCAGACTTTGCGCAACACCTGTTCAATCAGACAATACTGCCAGTTCTTGAACGTGATGCGGCCATCAATTAACGCCAGTCGTCCGCCGCTGAAATTGTTGGTGAATTGCTTGGCCAGCAGTTCATACGGGTATCGCAGAGCAGCTGCTACGCCGTGCAATGCCCACTCAACATACGGTGCCAGCGTCGTGCCCGGTCGTGCCGGATCGCTGAACTGCACGCCTTCACCGTCGGCCAGGTATTGGATGGTGCCCGGTGCCAAATCTTCCAGATTGCTCCGCCCAGCCAATCGGCCAGACTGTGCCATTGTTGTCGGATCTGTCACACCCGTGATGAATGCCCCGTAACATGCCGCAACCTGTTCCGCCACAAGGTGCGCGTGCACGAAATCCTTCAGGTCTTTCAGCTTGCCCATTGCAGGCGAAAGCCACGGCACGCCTCGCAATTGCCCCGGCGTCAGTTCCTCGTAACAATGCAGAAGGTCCACCAGACTGACTTCGTCCTCAGTCATGTCCGCCTGCCATGAATCATACGGCAGGCTGCGACGAACAAACGCGGCTATCGGCCTGTTCTGGTTGTCCAGTCGCAACCCCAACCGCCGGCGTTCGTTGAACTGGATTTTGGAATAGGTCACAACCGGAATACGTTGCGGGCTAATCACCTGCACCGTCAGCGTGACGGGCTTTTCGGGATTCGCATCGTCCGCCATGTGCAACCACGATTCGCCAAAAATCGCGTTACACCGCTCCAGCATTCTCTGCTTCGCAAAAAACTGCTCAGTCTCTGCCCACTTGGCAAAATACCATTCGGACGCAACCCGGAATTCCTCAGCCTGTCGCGGTGTCAGAATTCCACGCTCAGCCTGCACTCGGCACTGTGGACGAATGCCGGTCCCGATGACGTTGTCAACACGTCCGTTGATTGCAGACGCCGCGAATACGTCGTTCCGGTACAGATCATTCGCACGGTCAACCAATCGCTCCAGTTCGTCCTGCAGCTGGTCGTTGCTGGTATGCTTGGAGACAATCCAGTTTTCACCGCGCAGGCGGTCGTTGCCAGCTGCTTCATAGGCTGCGAAATTCTCCGCGGCCTTGGCTGCCATCATCATCCGCAATTCGTGGTCAACACGGCTCTTCACGCGGCCTGCAGCCCAGCGCGGGGAGACTCGCTGAATGACGGCGTCCAGTCGCGTGTACTGTGCAGCAGACTTCACGCGCTCGGCATAGTTTGATGTCTGGTTCATTGGCTGAACCTCACCAGATTACGGGCACCATGAATGCCGCCGCTCGCCTGTCGCCGCAGATCGGCAATGCGCGCGTCCAGTTCCGCCAACCATTCGGAAGTCGGCTCCTTCTGGACCATTTGCCCGTCGAGCGTGTACGCAACCACTGGCGCACCACCCAACAAAGCCGATTCGACTTTGTCGCGGATGCCTTCGTAGAGTGCCAATCGTTCGGTTGCGGATCGTGCCATGCTCGCACAATCGCAACCGCGGTGTCGTTTGTCGCCTGCGGTCTACCAGACCTCTGGTATTAACTGTTCACAATTACCGTCTTGAACCGATTGCCACAATCGCAGGCCCGGTGCTGAATCCGAACGCCATTCGTTTCGTGGCTGCAATACGCGGTTGCAAATTTGCCGCATGATGGACAGATACCAAACCCCGGAACAGCGTGCCGCGGTGTGTATTCTCGCCGTTGTGTGTATGCTGGACTTTTTGGCGGTTTCATCGCAGATTCCTCACGAATTTCTGTGCTTTCTTGCCTGAAATTACGCCTTTTGCGGCCTGAATTTCCGCCTGTCTTTGCCGCTGAGATTCTACCGTATCGTCGTCGTAACGCAAAATCGACAAACCCACGAACGACAAATACGCCGCGTCCAGCAGGTGATTGCGCGTGAATGTCTGCTGCCACTTCGTCACAGATCCTTTGCCGACCTCAAACGCTGTGACCTCGCGTTCTGCGGTCAACTGCTTGGCCAATTCAATCCGGTGCTCTGGCTGATCAGTCGCCGGCAGCAACAATGCCTGCGGGGACTCTGGCGGAACGCTTAATGCCTGATGGACTCGACGTTTCCACAGGTCTGCGTTGTTCTGGTATTCTCGATAACGGCCCGAAGGTCCAGTGAACAGCACGTCATGCCAGCCCTCACCCAGTTTGACCGTGATTTTTGAACGGTCCCGTGGTGCGTTGTAGATTTGTCCCAAATGCTGCTTGAACCCAAACCCCTTGCTGGTGTTCCACAATGAATGCCGCGCGGCTTCCTCGCGGATGATGTCGGTTTCCCAACCAGCATCAATCAGCACAATATCCGCTGACCGATTGCCGCTGTCCGATTGCCAGCCTGAATCGAACTTTTCCTGCAGCAGTCTGATAGCCTGCCGAAGTGCCGTTTTCAGGTCCGCCAAATCCCGTTGCACTGGCTCAAACCCGTAGTCAATACAGATCGGCTGTCCGTCTCGCTGCTCAGCTGTCACAAACCAGTCCAGCTGTGCCGCTCGCACGTCAACGCCTGCCGCAATGCGAACAGTCTCAGATGGAATCTGTCCGCGTCGATAATCGCTCTGGCGGTGCATGATCGTCCGGAAGTCCAGCGGTTCAACGGCCTGTTCTTTCGGCTGTGCCGGCAATGCCCACGTCCATTGCAACAGCTCGCGTTCGCTGTTGTCCGCGTCAATCTCTCGTTTTCCTCGCCATTCATCGGCCCCGACAATTGCCGCGGTCACAAACGTGTTTGTGGATGCCGAATATCGGAACCCCATTGTTTTTGTGGCTGGGATGTCCCCTGTGATGATGCCGGCGGAATCAATGTGCTGCCCGCGGTGCCGAAGTTTCGCCCGCTGCAGCATCTCCCGCCGCTTTGTATCGTCAAACAGCCACCCGCACGACGGGCAGGCCCATCGGCTGTTGGCCTCCGCCTCTGCCTCTGATTGTGCCTCCTGCCAGCCGTGGAGATGCTCACGACTCGGACACACGTAATCACCGCAGGAATCGCATGGGAAAACCACCTCGCCAGCTGTCCCGTTCTGGTACTCCTGCCAGATGCGGCCATCCTCGACTGTGACGGTCGATTCCAGATAAATCCTTGCCTGTCCGCTTGCCCGGTACGCTCTGACTCTGCCCTCCATTTGCTTCAGCTTTGTGGCCTCATCAGACTTCCCGCCAACTTCATCGAGATGCGAAACCTCAGTCACCACCAGCACCGGCCCGGTGAACCCGGCTCGCTTTTCGTCACCGCCGCCCGCCGTGATGAATTTCAGGTTGGCACCGTTCGTGAACTGGATCAACTCCGGAGTGCTGCCCCGACTGCCCGCACCTTTTCGTGGCAGGAATCGTCCGTACTGGCTCGCCTCAATTGCCGGCTTGATGTCCAGCTGCCATTTGTCGTTGGCCATTTCCATTGAAGGCAGACCGAACAGAACTGTCTGCTGACGCTCGAAAAGGTGGTACAGGATCGGCACCACGACGAATGCCAGCGTCTTGCCTGACTGCTGCGGACCCGTGCACGCAAACCGGAAGAAATTGCCAGCGTCAACCGCATCAAAGAACAGGCCATGCGCCGGCTGACGACTGCAGCGAAACCGCTGCCCTTGGAACGGTCCGTCCGGCAGGATGATTTCGCTTTCGGCGAACTGGCGAAGGCTACGGAATGGGCGAATGATGACATGCCGGCGGAAAATTTCAGCCAACGCTCGCCGGCTGGTTTTCGCGTAGTCCGTCCACGGTATCGAATTCGGCGGTGTCTGCATGTGCATATGCGTTGTCCAATCCACGCAGGACTTCGGCGTTTGCCTCCTCCAGCATCTCCCACAGGTCGCTGTTGCCCATACGTTTTACGTGTTCGGCCAGTCGCCTGTACGGTCCCAAAATCGCCTGCACAGCCTCCTCAAAATCGTTCAGCCTGACAATCTGTTGCCGCTGCTCCGCCAGTTTGATTTCCTCAATCTGTGCCTTCGCCATGCGGTAACGCTCAAGGCCCTCCGACTCTGAACCCACCAGCATTTCGTCGCCGGATGCTGTCGGCTCCGGCTGGATCTGTGCTCGTGCGTGCCAGACCACCACAGCGTAAATCTCGGCAGTCTTGTCTGTGTCAAAGGCCGGGAATGCCGGGTCGTTGAGATACCGCGTGACACACGCCGGCCCCACCCCCAGCACCCTGGCCAATTCGGACTTGTTTGCCCGCTTTCGGTGCCCCATGGTAAAAACGTTGTTTTTTGACCCAGTTCAAAACCCAAAAACACGAAAAAACAGGGATGGGCAGAGCCCGCGTGACCCCTATTTGACCCGGAAGAACCTTTTCTCACTTTTGAGAATTCTCAAAAGTGAGAAAGTTCTCAGTTTTGAGAAACCGGCCATTTTGGCAGTGGTCACACCGCTGCCACTTTGACACCCACCCGCGCTTGCTCAGTGCCTGCCGCTGTCGTGAATGTGATTCGCAACGTCGTGGTCTGTTCATCGTCATCGCTCCCTGCTGTCCCTCCGGACAACGTGAAACTGATACCGGTGTTTGCCTCGATTGTGACCGCGTTTCCGTACTGGTCATAGTCGCTGGTGTCAGCTGACAGCACAGCCGCTGCACTGATTGACAGTGCGCCGTCAGCACTGGTCACGCTGGTGACGCCTGTAATCGTCCGGCCTTTGATCGCCTCACCCAGATCCACGTAATACGTTTTGGCCTCGCCTGTGTAGTGCAACAGAATGCCATCACCAATACAGCACGTCATCTCCACGGTCCTCCATTCACGATCCTGCCTCTGTGCTCAATCGTCGCTGTCCTGCTCCGCATCCCCAGCGTTGCAACCCTGCTGCGGTATTCAATCGCCACACCGTCACGGGCTGGCTCTGGCGATGGCACAACACCAGAATCAGCAAGCGCCCTCCCAGCCGCTCGCCAACCCTGTTGCGCAAACCCGCGAAAGATGAACCGTCCTGTGCTCATGTCTTACTCAACGTGGTCGTTGACCTGTTCCCGCTGCTGTCCAACCCACTGTAATCAACCGTGAACGTATTGCCGCCGATGCTCAGCGTGTACGTCTCCGCCGCCGTCTGCGCGTCGCTGCAGGCTCCGACCAACACGGCCAGCGAATAGCTCACGCGGTCGCTGACGATCAGCAGGTTTGCCGCGGTCGCCAGTCCCGCCTGCAGCTCTGTCACCGCACTGCTGGCGATTGCGTCCGCATCAAACACGTCCGTCTGCATCTCATGCACGTCAGCCGCTATGTGATTGCTGCCTGTGATCTGTACCGTCCGTTGATTTGCGTTTTGCGCCAGCACCACGCTGTCGAGATACCCTGCCCGTGTCGATGTCCAAGCACTCGCAAGTGCTGCTCCGTCAGTGCCTCGCATGTCTGTATTCGTGGTTGTGGTATCGACCAACGTGACACGTGACAGATGCCCGCTGCCGTTGATACCCAACACGCTGAAATTCGTCGGAAACGTCACGCCAGAAATTGACCCGACGCTGCCTGTCACAGATCCAACCGCACCTGTCACTGATCCGACTGACCCGCTCACACTCGTGATCGTCTGGCTGGTGCTGATCGTTGTGCCGCTCAGATTGACTGTGGTGGTGGCCTGCGTGACCTTCGACCAGTCCACACCGCTGTAACCTGC